GTCGCTAGGTTGCGCAGCGTGCCCATGCTTAACTTGTCGTTAATCTTGCCAAAGACGGTGCCATTTTTGTAGCGATCTGATTGCTTAACCAGTTGCTCCAGTGATGCTCTGTTTTTGTCTTGTTCGCTGGTGAGTTTTTGCATGGCACCGCTAAGATCATTGCTGTTAATACCAGCGCCTTTTAATTTGTCTTTGTGCTCATCTAGGGTTCTGTTTGCTTGCTCTAGTTTGTGTCGTAACTGGGTAACTTTGGCTTGTTGCTGTTCGTATTCTGTGGCATCGCGCGCGCCTAGTTCACCCGTTTTGCTTTTCGCTTTACGCTCATCGAGCTTGGTGATTTTTTCTTGTGCTTTTGCCATGTCAAGGGCGATAGCGTTTGCTGTCTTTTGAACTTGCGCTTCTATTTTCTGATAGTCGGATATCATTTTTTGAGCGCTGGCATTATCGCCCATTGCGCGTTTTGTTTGGTTAATTTGCTTGTTAAGTGCGCCTTGCTTTTCTATAATCGCATTAATCGGTGATGACGCTTTGTCCACCATGCCAAGTACGACTTCTAAGGTTAAAGATGCCATGTTCATACTCCTACGCTATGCGTTTTATGCTGCCTTACTCTTGTTAGTGTTTGGTATTTTCACCATAGATAATAGCGGTTTTTGGTTTTTAGTTATCTGTACTATCGTTTGGCTGGTTATCGATAAAGCAAACAAAGCAATGAATCGCTCATAGTAAAAAGGGGCTTGCGCCCCTACTCTTCTTGTGTTGCTTGGTTTCGCCTTCCTGCTTCCTCGCGCCACATCATCAGTTCTGGCAGGGTCATGGCATATAGTTCGCTGGGTTGCCAGTGAAAAATAACTGCAATGTCTGCCATTGCTGACTCTACTCGGCTTGGGAGCTGTCCACGAAAAAACTCAGCGTTTCCGTAAATAATTTGGTTAGGTCTGCTGTTGAAAGGTTTTCCATATCTCGCGCACTTAGGTTGCTAATGCGTGGCAGTAAGGTTGCCATGGCGGTTACATCTAGCTGAATAATATCTGCCATTTTTAATCCACGCAATTCACCTGCTTTTGGTTCACGAATTTCGACAATGGTAACATTGTCGAGTGGTCGGTTAAGCTCTATAGTTTTCACTTCAGTCATCGTTTTTCTCCAGCTTTGCTTTAAGTTGTTCAATGCGTCTTTTAACGCCAATATTGGGTTCTAACAGCGTCGCTTTTTCATAGGCTAACAAGGCTTTTTGCGGATCGGTTTCGAACAAGGTGTGCCCGTAAACTTTGTAAATTCGCGCCTTCATTTCTGGTGTTGCTGTCATGTTTCCTTCGACTAAGTCGTTAATGGCTTGTTCTATTGGCGCAACATCAATTGGTTTGTCTGTTTTGGCAATCTCTGTGTAGTAGGCTTCCATTTCTGTTAGGTAGAGTGTTTGCCAGTCGCGGTTGTAATTTACGGGCGTGGTTAGTCCACGCTGAATGCCTTCGTACATTTCTGGCTGAACAGCGGCAAATCCTTCAACATCAAGTCGCCAAATTAACCAGTAGGCTAATACATCTTGACGACCCCAGTCTTCGCAACTGTTCATAATATGCTGAGCTAGCTCTTTGTATTGGGTGATTAGCTGCTTTTTGTAAGGTGTGCGCTCTTCGTTTCCTGCAAGGCTTTTTAACATACCAAGAACCGACGGCAAGTTTTCTTTAAGCTGCGAGAACTTGTCTTCGCCGTAAATTTTGCTTGTCGTTTCGGGCGTTGCTGATTCTGGCGCAACCGTAACTGCGCCTGTGTATTGTTGTTTATGTCTTAATGCTGGGCTCATGGTTAATCCTTTAAAGCTGGTTAAGTTTGGTGCCAAAAAATTCAACTTCTAAAGTGCCGTCTTTAGTGTTAAGTTCTAGCGCGTCAGCATTGCCAACAAAGGCATTTTCTAGCGAATACTTTTGACCGTTATTGGTCATTAGCACCACGGTTTGGCCAGCAAAGTTAAGCAAGGCTTGCTTATCGGTTTCGGTGCTGTCTGCCAGCGTACATTTAATGTAAGGCGCACTTGTGATATGTTCTGTGTAGCCAAGCACCCCTTCGTCGCCCATAACGGCTTCTCGTTTTTTGCCACCAAAGCCAAGTTTTGCGCCTTCTTTTGTTGGCAGGCGGCCAAGGCTGCCTGCGTCGATGGTGCTTGATGAAGTGATAATTGCCATTGTTTGTTACCTCTTATTTGCGGAATTGGATTTTGCCAGCGTAAATAATCAGGCCATTCACAAACTGTGGTGAATCCTGCACATTAATACGGCTTGGGTTGGTTGCGTCTAGCTCTACAAACATGGTTTTTGCGTAGCCTTCGAAGTCTTGAACAATGGCACGATATTCCAGCTCAGTGTAAAGCGAGAGCAATTCGGCTTTGATAATTGCAGGTGTAACCACCGCTTGCCCTGGTGCAAAGCGTGTGCCGTCTTTAGCCAGTTTATGGCGTGGAAATTTGCTCAAAATGCGGGCGCGTTGTTTTTGACGGAAGAACATCGCTGTTGCTGGCGTGGTTACGTCTAGGTAAGAATCGTCTGCAACGCCACCACCGTTAATTTTGTAGGTGGTGATTGGGCGCTCTACCATAACCTGTTTGGCGTCATTAACGCGATAGGTCGAAATGCCAGAGTAAAGCAATAGGTTGCGCTCTTGTAAAATCCACTCGCTTGAGGCCTTGCTGTACACGCCATTTAATACCAGTGTTTGCAATGGACGCGCTGGGTCGTTGGCAAGCTGTGGTGCAATTTGCCCAGCATAAGCCGCTGCAAGTTCTGGTTCTGAATAATCAACGCCTGCGGCATCGCCTAGGCTGTTCACGCCCATGACACAAACGAACGGGCTGTTGAAGCCTTCGCCATAAGTGGTTAGACCTGTGTGCGTTGCTTGTTTAGCAATAAAGCCAATGCCAGGGATTTGTTGCAAGGCATGGTAACGTGCTTGTAAAAAGTCTGCTAAAGCGCGCACATTAGTTTCGTCGTTGAATGCCGAAATAATGTAGTGAAACTGATCGTCTCCTGTCGCTGCCAAAGCTAAATCGACACTATTGGTAGCATCGACTGCAACCGCATAAATAGGCAAGGCAATGCTTTGCTTGTATGCCATTTGTACCATTTTATGAATCTGCGAACCTTGGCCAAAACGATCGGCTGCCGCTGTATCTGTAGCAACAGAAACCACGGTGTTGGCTGCCGTATCGCCACCTGATTTGGTGCCGATGATTAAAATCTTTTGCAGGTCTTCTGCTTTGTTGGCAAGGCTGTTATCAATTTCGATATAAACGCCCGGAACGCGAATGTTCGCTGGGACTTCTGCAAAGCTTACACCGCTCATGCTGATTGCTCCTGTGTGGTTTTAGGTTTGGTTTCGATAACAACGCCATCGATGAGGCGACGTAACCAGTATTCAGAGCGTGGCTTATTCTCGCCAGTTTCTGCTAATGGTTGGCGCGTTTCTGGGTCTAGCACCTGCTGACCTTTAACGGGCTTGATGTAAATGGTTTTCATGCTAGGCTTTCCCCCATGTGTGAAAGTATTTCGTTCTCAAGCTTTCTAATTAGCTCATCATTCCAACCAAGAAATGGGCGCTCTGGCATTTTGTAATAGCCAGTTTGCTTATGCCCTCCCTGCCATTTATTAGTTTTTTTATTAAAAAATCCATGCATACGGTAGCTGAACTCGACCATTTGGCCTTCGTTATGCACCATGCCAATCTTGCCAAGCAAACCTTCAAGCCCCACTCTAAAACCGTCTTGTTCTGGATAGGCTTTTAGCTGTTTGGATATGCCAGAGAACATAATCCGAGCGCGCTTATTAGCTGAAACCATTTGAGCTGTGTTTGAATCTCTGAGCTTTCGCCATTTATTGGACCGAGTTGTTCTTGGCAAATAAGCCTTATCTGTCAAAACGTCGCGTTGGTCACGAATCTGTTCCCTAAAATATTGGCGTGCCATATTGGCAAGCTTTCTATTTAATACCATCTTTTCTTTAGCTGGCATGGCTAGGGTTTTAAGTGTGGCAACAAGTTGCTCTGGCGTTCTTAATTTCATACCGTGCCAATCGGGTCTTGGGTGTTGTTATCGACAATTAGCAGATAATCAAGGTCTAGCCAATCGGATGCTGGCACAAAGCTCGACTCTAGCGTGTAGCGTAAGCCGTCTTCTAAAAGCCATTCTCCGTCGTTTTTTTGGCGCAAGACATAGTCTTCAGACATTTTGATTTTTAGTGCGACGTCTGAATTTCCGTTGCTGGTTGGCTCAATGAGTAGTTCTGGTTGTGCTACTTTGTCGCTCATGTGTTGGCTAATCCAATTGGAAAGCCATAACAAGAACTGTTCTGCTGGCATACTGCAATCACTAATAAACACGTTAATGGTGTAGTTGACCGTATAGCCCTTGTCTAACCAGTTAGGCAATAGCGACATGCTGACTTCATCTGCCCATGTCTCGAATTTATCGCCTAGCAAGCCAGAAGCAGCAAGATCTTTAGTTAATGTATGCATTGCTTTCATATTAGCGCCACCGTAATGCCAACTTCGTTCATCAATTTTCCAATCAATTCACGATAGTTGGCGTCTAAATAATTCCGTTTGTCTTCTAGCGCTTGTTGTCGATCTGCTGCGTTTTTACTGGCATCGGTCGCAATGCGTTTGGCTAAAAGGTCTGATGCTGTTTTGGTAAACACGGCTTCGCGGTAAATGATTTGCCAAAAATCACCGCTTCCAAACTCTGCCAAGGAAAAGCTAACCAAATCTGGCTCTCTCTCATAGTAGTTTGACAGCTGCTTTTGAATGTCTCGACTTACCAGCGTCATGGTTACGAGCGCACTGGCTTGGGGAATGTCTTCTAAAAACGAATAGGACTTTTGAAAGTCGGCAAGCGATAGCGTTGGATACTGCCCATTGCCAGGCACTATGTCATCGTATTGCTCTGTTTTTTCTCCAACGAACTTTGCCATAATTCATCCTTTAAAAAGGCGAACGCTTTTTCTAAACTTAAAACGAGCGATTATGCGCTGCTTAAGTTAGATAGGCGTCGCCTTGCGGGGTTGCTCTGTTATACCCAATCGCCGCCGACGTCTAACAATTTAATGTTAGCTGACTCTGCTAATGCCACCTTAGATAGGTCTTCGATGACATAATCGATGTTTTCAGATTGGTAGCTTTCAACCTGATCACGGCGCGGGTTGTCTAAAATTTGACGACGGATGCTGTCGGCCTGAATGTACATGCTTAGGTTGCTAAAACTGGTGATTAAAATGCCACGCGCTGGGAAGTGAGGCACTTTGTAAGTTGGCAATCCGCCAAAGGTGCCAATCACTTGTTGGTCTTCAATGCGGGATTTTTCAGTTGGCTTATTAGCATTTTCGTGGTAAAAACGCGCTTTGGTGTAAGACAATAATTGATTGCCCACAATCGCTACCAAGTCTGTCGCTTCTGCATGCGCTGGGTCTAGCAACAAAAGCATGTCGTTCACAGCCTCGTCTAGGTTGGCATAGTCTCCGCCTTGACCAATACGAATTTGACCTGCCGTTGCACCTTGGGTAAGGTATTGAGCTGGAACGCGCGTTTTAATTTTATGTAACCAGCCAGATGCCAAGTCTTCGCCTTTAGGGTTAGCGACTGGATCGCTCACTGTAGCGGCCCCCATGCCATTCCAGCCAATTAAGATTTTGTTTAATGCAATTTGCTTGTCTGTTTGAGAGCGGATTTTGTCACCAAATCCAGGTTGCTGCGCCCATGCGTCTAAGGCTTCGTATTTAATTGCTGTGTCGAACTCGACTTTTTTACAGTCGTATTGATTAATGCCCATGCTGTGCACAGAGCGTGGCGTGCGATCTGCCGCATTGGTGTCTGTGCGACGTGCAATTAAGCCAGTTACGTCTAGGCCAATGGCATCACCAGACATATTAACAACAGGCATGATGTTGACGCGCGATAAGAATGCGCTGGATTCTTTTTGGCGCTCGATGACAGTTTGAGCGCGCGCAGGGCTAACACTGAACTTTACAGAAGCATCGCTAATACCGTGCTCTTTAGCGGTGTTGCTAAGTAAAGCGTTAAATTTTAGGCGGGTAGATTCTTTCATGGGTTTTATTCCTGTAATTAAAGTGAGCCGATATCTTCGGATTCGCTCAGACCTGTAGCTTCAGAGCGCTTGCCGTTGTTTAATGCTGTGTTTTCAAAAGCTGTTTTTAAGTCGTTTAACTCTTGGCGAGTTTGTTCAAGCTCTGCTTTGATCGCTTCATATTTGTCGCCTTGGTCTTGCTCATCTGGTGCTTTTTGTTGCACGACGGCTTGTGTGTTGGCTTGCTGTTTTGCAGAAACTTCATTAAGTAATTCTGCGGTTTGTTTCATGAGCGCATTCATTTGCGCCATGGCTTCTAGGGTGTCTTTGTCCATTTTCACGGGTTCCTTTTTAAAGAATGACAAGATGCTGTTTTCGGGTTTGAGAGATATAGACAGCACTTCTGCGCTCGAAATCACTTCTGCGCTAGGCGCTGAGGCACTGAGTTTTAACTCGGTTGTGCCAAGGCTTGCAGGGTTGTCGGTTAGCGCAAGCCCTGTCAGATAAGCTTTTCCGGTGCCTGCAAAATTGGTCATAAATTCAACCGATGTATGCAGCTTTTGGCCTGATTGCAGTAAGCTGATGAAGTAGTCGTTTGGTTCAAGTATGGCAAACATTTTCTTTTTGCCATCAATTACTTCCGATTTAATCGACTCAACGCTGCCCAGCTTCCAGCCATAAGCATTGTGATCGATATTAATACGTGCGCTATAAGTGTCTTTGTTGTATGTTTCGACCATTTCATCAATGGTTTGCTCTGATACGTTGCGACCATCAATCGTTGCGCCTGCACTCAGCACACAAACCCAGTCTGTTTTAATTAATGCCACTTTCGTTACCCTTGCGGTTGTTCGTTAATGACAGTATGAAACAGAGCGCACAAGCAGGAAACTTAAAGCATTTCTATAATCGCGTTTTAGAAACAAGCTACTTAGCCTGCGCGCGCGTAAGCACGGACAATAGATGACATGAGTGAATCTACCTTATACACACCAGAACAAACCAAGGCCTTAGGGCTTTATCTGCGACAACAACTGCCGACCGAAATTGCGCCGCAACTTGGCGTAACCGAGCGAACGGTTCAGCTATGGGTGCAGAAGTTTGAATGGAAGAAGCTAAGGGATGATGCTCCTGTTGAATTGACGCTAAGACAGCGCATTAACTTTTTACTTTGGCTTGACCCTAAGACAGACCACCAGCTAAGCGAACTTGGCTTGCTGATGAAACAGCACCTTGGTGATGTGAAAAAGATTACTGGCAACGCTAAAGACGGCTCGCGTCGTGGCGCGGTTAAAAATGTCGTGAAAAACAATATCGAAAAGCTAGACACAGCAGCGCTTGATGAATTTGAGAAGCAGACATTTTTCCATTATCAGATTGAGGTACTGAAAGAAGGCAAAAACCCAGCCATTAACTGGATGCGCTTTTACCTTAAAAGTCGCCAAATTGGCTTTACCTATCTGTTTGCTTGGGAAGCGTTTCGCAATGCAATTGAAACTGGCGACAATCAGATTTTCATTTCTGCCAGTAAGCGACAGGCAGAGATTTTTAAGAACTATATTAAGCAGTATGCGCTGGACATTGGTGGAATAGACCTTAAAGGCAAGGACGAAATTCAGCTGAGCAATGGCGCAACGCTGTACTTTTTAAGCACCAATAGCCGAACCGCCCAGGGCTTTCACGGGCATTTGTACATTGACGAAGTCTTTTGGATTCCCAAGTTTGAGCAACTAGACAACCTTGCTGGCGGTATGGCGATGCACAGCAAGTGGCGCACCACTTACTTCTCTACCCCTTCGACCATGGCCCACGAAGCCTATGGCAAATGGGCTGGCGACAAACAGCATGGCATTGATATTAGCCACGAAGCCTTAAAGCATGGCTCTTTAGGCTCTGATGGTGTGTGGCGTAAGATCATTACGGTGATCGATGCCATCGAGGGCGGTGCTAATTTCTTCGATATGGATAAGCTGAAGCGCAAATACCCAGACGAAGACGTGTTTAACAACCTGCTGATGTGTATTTTCCTAGATGACAGCAAGTCTAGCTTTCCGCTTTCATGGCTTATGGGCTGTAAGGTTGACGCTAATGATTGGAAAGATGTGCGCATTCATTTGTCTCGACCTGTTGGCAACCTGCCTGTGTGGATTGGTTACGACCCAAGCGGTGATGGTGAAGGCGATAGCGGCTCTGTGGTGGTGGCATTACCACCTAAACGCGCTAATGGTGCCTTTAGGTTGGTGGAAAAGATTCGCATGAACGGACTTTCTTACAGCGCACAAGCGCAAACCATCGCTCAGCTATGCGACAAGTACAACGTGCAAGAAATTGCGATTGATACCAGCGGCATTGGTGACCCAGTTGCTGAAATGGTCGAGGTTTTCTTCCCGCGCGTAACGCGCATTATTTACAGCATTAACACCAAAAACAATATGGTGCTTAAGGCGCGTGAAGTGATTAGAACGGGTCGATTGCAATTTGATGGCGGCTGGGATGATTTAGCACATGCGTTTTTGATGATTAAACGCACCACTACCAAAAGCGGACAGGTCAGCTACGTTTCTAGCAGAACCAAAGCTGGCGGCCATGCCGACCTTGCTTGGGCAACAATTAACCTACTGAGCTTGGAAGGAATCATTATTGAAGACCATGAGCCAACTATCGTATTTTCATAACTTATAACTCACAGGCGGTCGCTATGTATATTAGTTTCGGTGAACCAGAAAGCATTTTAAAGAGCAACCTATTCGACTATGCCGAATGCAGTTTGTTTGACGGGCTTTACCTGCCCCCTATTCCGCTTTCAGGGCTGATGAAATCGTTTAGAAGCAATGCCATTCATGGCTCTGCTATTTATGCCAAGCGCAATATGGTTAGCCTGTCTAGCGAATTGACGGGGTTGCTGAGTCGAGAAGACTATAACAAGTTCTTAATGGATCGTTTTATTTTTGGTAACGGCTATTTGTTGGCCGTTAAAAATGCCTTGGGGCGCGTTATTCGCTATGAGCACCTGCCTGCCATGTATATGTATCGTGGAGAAAAGCCTGGCACTTATAGCTGGAAAATGCTTAAAGAGCGTATTGATTACGCACATGGCAGTGTTTTTCATGCCAAAGAATACGACCCGTCTCAAGAAATTTATGGCGTGCCTGAGTATTTTGGTGTGCTTTCTAGCGTGTTACTAAATGAAGATGCTACCCTATTTCGCAGACGCTACTACAAGAACGGCATGCACGCTGGCTTTTTGCTGTACATGAACAACCCGAACATGACTGATAGGCAAGAGCGCGACATTATCGAGAAAATTAACAGCGGTAAAGGCATTGGCAACTTTAAAAACCTGTTTATTAATGGCAAGGGAAAAGATAAGGAAAAGCCAGAACTGATTCCAGTTGGTGAAATTTCTGCCAAAGATGAGTTTTTGAACATGAAAAAGGTCACTCGTGACGATATTCTGTCTGCGCATCGGGTGCCAATTTCACTAATGAGTGTGGTGATTGAAGGAATAAACGCTGGCGGTGACTTGAATAAGGTGGATTGGGTATTTTACAAGAACGAGATAGTCCCGATTGTACAGTCGCTAGAAGCGTTAAATGAACATGCTGGCACTAAAGTAGTTTCGATTAAACCATACGATGGCGGTGCGCCATTGCTTGCGCCTTAGTGCAGGTAACACCAACAGCCCCGCTTGGGGGCTACTGGTTGAACTGTCAAGTAATCCTTGACGGTTGGTTAGG